AGTGACGTGCCAAGATCCTTGACTACCGACTTGGCAACATTCTTGAAAAGACTGTCGAGTTGACCAGCCATCTCAACCCCTCACAACGCGGACAGAATACGAGCCACTGCCGCCCAGACAATAAGCGCCGAGATAAGACTGAAGCCAAGGATAAACGTCGAATACGTTATTAACAGTTCCAACAGCCTGACTAGAAGTGTTGTACTTGACTTCCATCTCCCCGAGCTTGACGGATTCGTATAGCCCCGTATCGCCGGTAGTCCCTGTAATCGAGTCCGTGTCATTAGCCAGTGCGTTGGCTAACTCATAAGTAGCGTATTTAATGTCGTTTGGAATCGCGGAGCAAGCAAGCTCAACACGATCCACATGGTAATTATTGCGAGGCCAGCTCAAGGCTTGGTCTGCATTGCAACGATCGCCGTAAAAATTCAACGTGTCGATCCAGCGCGTAGCTGAGATCAATGCACGATTCTTTGCGTCATCCGTCTTGTTGTCCCACTGCGTGCTGTCTGGAACGGTTTCAAAGTAGGCGTCAGCTTCTGCCAGCGTCACATAGCTGTTGGCGCTTTCGCTTTCAAGTGTGGCTGTGATGGTTGCGGCCACGGCTTACCTACCTACTTTTTTCATTGCCATTTTATGCGCTTCGGTGAAGGTCTTACCAGCCTTCATCAGCCGACGCATCTCGGCCATGTGTTTTTTGGTGTGATGCTCTGCATGGCGTTCCATCGCGGCTTTTTGCCGAGTGGTTAGTTTTTTGGGACTGCTGTACGCCATGCGAAAAAGAAGAAGGCCCCACCTAATGGTAGGGCCGTTTGTCTCGTCAGGATCAGGTGGTGGCGTTATCCAGAGGAGAGTTGACGAAGATCTCAACCGCAGGGATGAGGTCGATGTCATAGGTAGCTTCCCAGTTGCTACCAGTACGCAGGTTTGCGTTGGTGGGGTTGTCGTCAGAGGAGGTCCACTTGGTTCCCATGACGTGATAAGCGCCGTGGTAGTCAACGGACAGCACATCCTGCTTGGAGAGGATGTTGCGATCAGCCTCAATGCGGAGGTCCTGCTGTACACCCTCAAGGATGGTGCCGGACTTCAGCAGATAGCAACGGAACTCTTGGCGGTTGCCGGAAGAAGTCGGGTCGTTGATGTTGCACAGAGAGTCAACAATGACTCGGCAACCAGCAAACTCACCAACTTCACGAGCGCCGATGCCAACACCACCGCCACCCCAGGTCACTGCGCCAGAAGCGGCCAGTGCAGAAGTGGAGAAGGTCAGCATTCCCACCTGATACAGGTAGTAAGCGACGGAGGGGTGGACGATCAGAGTGTCCAGCTCTTCGCCACGCTCACCCAACTTGGCGCGAGCTTCAGCGATGACTGAGGCCGTCAGATAATTGGACTCAGAGGTAGCGCCGGAACCACCCAGGTTCTTCTCAAGACGGTGGTCGTTGAGAGCAGTGTGGAACAGACCAGTCAGTTGCTCGAACAGACGGGTTGCATTCAGCTTGTTGATGGCGTCAGCCAGCTGATTGCGGATGTGAAGCATCGGATCTTCACCAGCTGCCAGAAGGGCAACGTCATCCACGGCGTAGGCGAAGCCACGGTGAACGATGGATGCAATCTGGGTTCCGGTGCCGACCTTTTGAGGGGTCAGGTAACCGGCAGAGCTGGTGCCCCAAGTTGCAGTGCCGTCGAAGATCTCTTCGGTCGGTGCAACGGGGTTGAACTCAGGAACCTGAATCCGGGTGCCGCCTTCGCGTGCATCCAGAAGAGGGTTACGCACCACAGCGCCGCTCTTCAGCAGCATGGAGCGTTCTTTGATTGCCTCAGACACATAGGTGCTGAGATTATTCCTTTTTACGATGTCCGCCAGAAGGACACCGCCGGAATAATTCTGAAATGGAGCAGCCATTTCTTATTCAGGGTTGAGGTTTGCGGGGTTTCAAGTCACGGACTTGAGGTGGTGTCCCACGGGGACTTATTTACCAGCCTCTCGCTTGAGCACAGCTGCAAGGTCAGGGTCGGTAGATTCCAAGGCCATTTGCCTCGTTAAGTTAATACTACCTTCCAACCAAGGATTAGCGACACCTGCGGCACCCGCAGTTGCGGTTGTTGGCTTGGCACCCATACCAGCTTGAGCACTTGGCTTGAAGTGATGCTCGTAGCCAGAACCAGGATTTTTAAGCTTGGCAAGGTAAACATTGAGGTCTTCCTCAACGCCGCCATTCAGCACTTTGACGCTGCCATCTTCTGCTTTTTTCAAGTTACCTTGAACCAGTTGCAGCATCTGTGCAGCGTTAATCGCACCAGATTGACTAATAGCTGACAGAGCAGACGTTTTCATCGCTGCTGTCTCATTAGAAGTCCGAAGATCAGCCAGCTTTTGCTCTAGCTCAGCGATCTGCTGATCTTTGGTCTGAGCAGTTTTGTTGGCCTCTTCCCAGAGATCCTTCCACTGGCCTTGATCTTCCAGTGTTTTGCGGCGCTGCTCGTCTTGTTTCTTGTAAACGTCGTCGAGCTTACCTTTGATGCCTTGGAACTTTTCCTCAGCTTCAGCGGCACGCTGTTGCAACGCTTGAATTTGCTGCTCGTAAGCAGAAACATCAATGTTGACGGTGTTTGAAGTCTCAGCCACGGGCTGTTCAGAGGACGCCACAGGCGTCTCCTGGATGACTTGTTCTTCCATTATTAGGAATCAGTTGACTCTGTTACTTTACTAGCCTTTGCTTTTTTGGCGGCAGGCTTTTTAACTGCAGGTTTTTCAACAGGCTTAGCTGATCTTTCGGATGACGGATCCCAAGAATCAACAAGTTCCCACTTGTAGGAACCGTCGGCCTGCAAAACTTTGTCGAGAGACTTAGCCATTGCTAAAAAGGCGTTTTCCTAAGTCTAAACCGTGCCGCCAACCTCATCTATGGTTGCTGGCGAGAGGTTCAGCCACTCATTGCCGTTGTAGCCCTCAAACCTGTTTTCTGTGGTGTTGTAACGGATGGCTCCTGTTGCAGGACTTCCTGGACGCTCAGCAGTTGTCCCCACCGCGACAAAAGCATCTGATCCAGCTGGGCCTTGAGCGCCTGTAGCACCCGTAGCGCCCCTAGGGATCGTGAAATCAAAAACAGCAGCAGCAGAAGTGCCACTGTTGGTAACGCTTGCACTACCGCCAGCGGCTCCAGTGGTAATCGTGCCAATAGCAATGGTCGCAGCTGCACCATCAGCTCCATCGGCACCGTCAGCGCCAGCTGGTCCTGTTGCACCCGTGGCTCCTGTTGCGCCTGTAGCTCCAGTTGCACCTGTTGGTCCCTGAGGTCCAGTAGCACCATCTGCTCCGTCAGCACCATCTGCGCCTGCTGGGCCTTGAGGTCCAGTTGCGCCTGTAGCGCCAGTAGCTCCTGTGGCACCTGTTGCACCATCAGCGCCATCTGCACCAGCAGGCCCCTGCTCACCTTGTGGTCCTTGCTCACCTTGTGGACCTTGAGGGCCAGTAGCGCCTGAACCGGCAGCAAGAGTGCCGTCAGCATTAACTTCAGTTCTTGGAGCAGTGGAGCGTGGTGTGCCGGTCTCGTCTGCCGTGCCAATAGCAACGGGCGCTCCTGCCCAACCGGTTTCAGTCTTTGGGCCGTACAGCCGCTTCGTTAAAACATCGACGTACCAATCACCGTTTGTGCCAATGTCCCCTGGAGAGCCGTTGCCGGATAGCAGGTTATTGAACTGATCAACCTTTTTGGCGAGTTTTACCAGTGCGGTGATCTGTGCAAGCGTGAGGCTGTTTTTGTCCGCCATAACCTCACTGCATCATTGCGTTAATTAAACGGTCGATTTGATCGCTGTTTGGTGAGGCTTCTTCGCTGGGCGGCTTTTGCTTCTGCTCAGCTGCTGTGGGCAAAATTTCACCCTGCACCAGCATGTCGCGGAACTCTTCACGGCTGATGATCTGATCCTCAAACAACTGACCCATTGCAGCAATATCCTGTCCGATCAGGCGTTGCAGATCAAAATCACGGCTGATCTTCACCTTGGGTGGCTCAAGACCCAAGTAGTTGGCCGCCAAGTCATAAGACTTCTGCAAACCTGACTCCAGATCCATCGACACCATCGACAACATCGAGTTGGTGTCAATCCGATCCAGACGGCGTGCGTCCGCAGATTCAGCGACAAACTTCTGTTGGCTCAGCGTGCTGATGCCCAACGTCGCCATCTGCTGCTGTAACTCTTGGATCTCCGATGTCTGCGCTTCAAACGCGCTTGATGCAGGCTCCACGTAATAGACCTTGTTACCCGGCTGGGTCGCCATCGCGTAATTAACGCTGATAGCCATGT